ATTTGCTTACGGTATATATGAGAGAATTTTGAGCTCAGCTATGTACAAACTGAGCTCAAATTTGATATGTTTCTAAACTTTTAATTGTTTCATTACTTGGTCGATATACTTCTTCTCAGCATTTCTTGCATCTATCTCCCAAGGCAAGTCCATATATTTTTTATGGTTCTGAGATGGTTTATACTTACGAATTGAAGTCTCTACTTTTTGAGATTCAACATCAGATATAAGACCTTTTTTATCTCTTTCTTTTTTAGTTGTTTTCCATTCAGTCCAAACTTGATAATTTTTCTTTTTTGGATCGAACTTCAACATTCCAGTCTCGTATTGTAACGCGTGTTGACACTCGTGTATGATAGTTGAAACGATACTTTTGATGTTCTTCGAACGAATATCAATCGCAACTTCTTTTCTACCATCAGCATAAAATCCAATAGTATTTCCTCTAATATTTCTAATAAAGAAATTTAACTTATCAGACTTTAGACCCATTATTTTTTTAGTTACATCATAAGCTTTAATGAAAGTATCTATATTTTTAAAATAGAACTCTCTTAAGTTTTTAAAGTCACGATTAACTGAACCAGTAACAAATAAGTCCTTTCGATCTTCCTTAATTGGTACGTACTTAGGCATTTTTACTCCTTTTGTTTTTAGTTTTACTTAAGGTATTCTCAAGCAGATTTATCTTTTAAATAAATCTCAAAGCGCACTTTGAAATGCGCTTTAAGTCTTATTTAACAAAGTTCTTCGATGTCTTTTTCAGTTAAATCTTCGGGAGTTGTTTCACAATCTTGTAAAGAAAATGAATCATCATTATCTGTATATTTACCGTCTTTAATTAATTCTAAAGCTTCTTTTTCAGATGATGCTTCAACAGATACTCGCATTGAACCATGAACAGGAACATGAGTAATAAAAGTTTTTAATTGAGGTTTATTTTGTTCTTCAATATCTGTATCTGAAGATTGAACTTCATAACCCTCCCATTTATCATCTTTTAAGTTGTCATAAGCTTCATCTTCACTTGATGCTTTTACTATTTGATAATCTGTAACTGTTTCAGTTCTCAGTATTTTATAAGATTTAATTATTACAACTTCTGTATCGTCATAATGATCTTCATCGTGTGGAAAATTAAAGTATAAACAATTGTCATATTCTTCTAATATTTCCTTATACTTCATTGAGTCTAATTGAACTTTAATTGAGATACTTGTTTTACCTTCAATTATATCTAAAGTTTTTATCTCAATTACTTTTCCATAAAGATTTGAACAATCTAATTGATCGTCATGAACGATGTGATTGTGTTCTTGAAATAAGATGTAGTCATTAAGCTTAACATCTTTAATATTTATTATTTTAGTCATTTTTTACCTTTCGTTAGTTTGTTTCGATAATGTAATTAATACATAAGTGAATATATAAACACACAACAACGATTGAGCACTATTGTCACAGCTTAGTTCTTTATGATTATTCTAAAAAAGATTAAAATAAGCTTAAATTTGGTCCACACATCACATCACAACTAATTGATTAAGTTGATCTCTGTGTCTCTCTGTTGATTTTATTTTGTCACTTTTGGTCTATTTTGAGCTTTTAGTCTTTTTTGAATTAATTTGAAATGATTTGAAATATTGATTTGAGTTGATTTGAAATGATCTGAATGATCGAACTTAAATTGATTTGAAGTGAGCTTTGAGTTCATAACAATAATGAGTTTAAAAAAATAGATAAGACCATACGAGAAGAGTGAGCACAAACAAACAAAATTCGTTTAAGGTACGAATAACAAGATCAATAGAGTTCATATCCATTGCAAATGTAGAGTAGTCAAGAACAATAAGCACTTTAAGTCACAAATAAAGTGACCACGCGTGAAATAAAGTATACACACACCACCAGAAATAATGATGGGGACACGTGGGCGCGGGGTACATCGATAACCCTCTCATATTTTTCTACCAAATATTGACTAGTTAAGCTGAGCCAGCAGCCACTCTTTCAAGTTACTACGAGTCCATATCTCAGTCCACAAGTTTGCGTAAGCTGTAACTCTAACCTCTTCATCAGCGTCGTCTAATGAGCACGCATATTCGACATGATGGTTGAGCTCATGCATCACTAAGTTCAAAGCTACGGGTCCACCTTTTTCAATGATAGTCTTATCTAAGTAAATGATAGCTGGTGGTCCTGCAACATAACTACCTAATTGCTCACCTACATTACTTGATAGTATAGTATCTAACTGTATAAATTCTATAGTCTGATAACCTATAATAGTTGATTGTGGTAGTGCTGCTGCTGTATTACTCATAGTTTCTTAGTGTTCCTCTTAGTTACTTATAGTTACTCTTAGTATATACTTAGTATTTGACTCACAGGCATCGTACCGATACGTGTACCTATTAATTACATAGCTTTAGAGCATCAAATCCACTCATGTATAGGTTTTATCACGTCTGGTGTTTGTGGTCATTCTAGTGCTCTCTATGAGCGTTCTAGAGCTATTAAATCCATGTTCCTTTGTTAGGTCTTGAACCTATAGCTGACTCCATAAAATTATCGAGTTCTATAGCTAATCTTTCGTCTTTAGCCTCTCGTTCTGCAAGTATAACATCTTGTCCTAAATAATTGGTCCAGTATGACACAGCCATTGCTAGTACATCAATTAAGTCATCATGTTTTAAACACGATCTATCTCTAGTTAATCTACTCATTTGATAGAATAGCTGATGTTGCATATCAAGCTCATAGTCTTTTCTAATTAACTCTTGGTCAACTACAAGTCTATGTGAGTTAAATACTGGTTCTAAAGTATCTATAATTCTTTTCTCTTTTTGAACCGAACTTCTAGTCTCTTCAATAGTACACGGGTGAATACGTGCTAATATGGGTTCTAGTAATCTATTAAACATACCATCACCAAAGTTACTCTCGATAGTTATATAAGATACATCTTGAGCTTTAGCAGCGTTTGCTAAATCTACTAAAGTTTTCTCTTCGTAACCACCTTCAAGTGAACCAATATCAGTTAAATATAAAATACCATTTAACATCTTTACGATAGCATAAGCTGTTCTATCAGCACCACGTCCTGCTGGATCGATTGACATTACTGAACCTTGAAACGGAAAGTAATCATTTGATACATGCATTGGTGCTACATAGTAATCACCTTTTAAACCAACATTAGGTATTTCTGGATCTAAAGCTTTAATCTGATCTAGACTATTAGCCCACTGTAATTTACCCGGAGCTTCTTTCCAAGATGAAACACCTGACATAATAATTAAATCATTAAGTTTAAGTGGATATTTATTTACATCAGATAAAGTTGTATCTAACATAAATTGTAGTGAAAAACCTGAACGTCCATAAGACGCTTCACGTTCCATTAAGTCTACATCATCAAATCTATCTGGATCTAAAGCTTGACCAGGTTTTAAATTGTCTTTGTTTTCTATAACACTCTTAGCTAACTTTTTGCCATAGTTTATTATAGCTTTATTTTCAGGAAATCTTGCAGGCCAAATCTGAGTTGTAAAACCTCTTTCCTCTAATTGATTATAAATTGATAATTCTGTTTGTGGTGTTCCTAAGAATATAACTCTACCTACTTCAGGTTTAATAATTGAATCAAACTCTTTAACTGTTTCAGATAGTCTATCTCTCATTAATTGTGTTTGAGAGTTGTTAGCTGATTCAACGTCATCAGCAATAATTAAGTCTGCTCTAGAACCTGTAAGTTGACTGGTAATACCCATTGATTTACAACTAGGTGCATGTGATGCTCTAGCAGGACCAACATCAAATGATACTTTACTTGATCGTTGATCGTCTCTAGGTTTTAAGTGTTCTAATATAGGCAGCTCATGAATTAATCTTTGAGTAAACGTTGAGAAATCATCTGCTCTAGTTTTAGACGCAGAGACAACTAAGATGTTTTTCTGAGGATCCATTAACCAATTCCAACAAGCAAAAGCTGAAGTAATCCAAGATTTACCTGCACCTCTAAAAGCTTGAACACAAGAACGCTTTGGACCATATTGTAAAAAGTCCGCCATGTCGTATTGTATTTTAGTTGGTGGTGGTAAGTGTAAATGTTTCCAAGCTAAATATAAAAAGTTCTTAAAAATTTTTAATTTAGCAGGTACCATTATATTTTCCTATCTTCGTTATCAAAAGGTAAATCACTAACAATATCTATATCGTTATTTGACTGAATACCTGTTCCGTAAGTTTTACAAACATCTAAACAAACTTTCATTTCTGATGCTGATAGGTCTTCACCTGATTTTAATTTTGTATGCGCTTGTGCTATAAGCATATCTACTATTTCATTTGCTTTTTCTTTAGTAGTTAGCTGCTTTTGTTTTTCATCATTCATAAGTTAATCTAAACTAGATATACTAGTTATTTTTTTCTGACCTGAATATTTATCAATAATAGTTGTTGCGTTAACTCTAGCACATTGATATTTGGCATTACTTGAGCGCTCTGCAACACGTTTCATTTTTAAACATGTAGCCATTTTTTGATCTTTTATGTACAAGTGTTCTTTTAAAACTAAAGGTTCGCCAAGGAACATTAATAAACTAATGACTATTTCCATTTTCTCTTACCTTATCTTTTAATTTTTCTATATCAGCTAAAGCTTTATCTAGTTGTTTTTCAACATGCTCTAGCATTACTTGATTGTGAATATTTTTGTCTAACAACTCTTGGTGTTTTTCAGTTGTTTCGTATAAATCTTCTAATAATAAAAATTGTTCTTTATCAGTTGTAGTTTGCTCTGACTTTTTAAGTAGATCAGAGTTCATTAATTCTCTAGACGTTTCTAAAGACTGTATTCTAGAAGTTAGTTCTGTATAAGCAAAAATTCCCATACTGACGCCAATAATTATTCCAATCATATTTTTAATTGGCATAGCTACTGATGTATTTTCTGATACTTTCATTTACGCTTTTTCTTTTTCTTTTTTAATTCTTGTCCAACATCAAATGTTACAACATCATTAATTTTTTCTGCTAAATCATCAAAGTAACCAAGAACTTTTAAAAAAATCTTATCTATAAAATTCATTTTTTACCCTTAAATATTTGTGTTCCTTTAATTCCATAAATACTAGCTACAACTAAAATCCACAAATTTGTAAACCACGATGGTAGCTGCTGAAACTGCTCAAAAAATTCTTTTATCTTTTGTGATGCATTTGGGTCATCACTAAATACTCCATACGCAATTACCAAAATTGGCAAAGTTAAAATTATCAAAACCGCTTCGTCTTTCCAATCTGATTGACGAGCTTCTAATAATTTTCCACTATACTCAAGTTCGCCATTAGCCATTTTTTCTGCGTGCTTTGCTTGAGCATTAGCCATCATCATTTTAGTTTCTTGTTTCTTTTTGTAGATATGACTGCCAGCATTTAACGCTAATTTAATTGCACTTAACCACATTATAATTGACAACCTTTCATTATTTCAGATAAAGCTAATGCTCTTGAAGGTGTTTGTTGATACCAATTACTGTCAAGCATTTCATCACCTGCAGCAACATAGTCACCATCATCTAAATAAGCCCACATATTTTTGAATTTACTTACACCAGTTTTACCTAACTGAAAGCACATCTCTATAATTACTTCTTCTGCTTGTGGTAAAAGTGAGTCGTTACCTATTAATTCTTTAGCTCCATTTACAGCTTTTTCAAAATCAACGTCAAAAACTTTGTCAAGTTCTTCTTTAGTATATTCAACACCTTCCACAAAGTTATCGGTAGGTAGTACCAAATGGCCATAACCGATAGTAGCGAAACCAAGACTATCGGAATAGACAGTACGCCTAAACCCTTCATGTTGTTTAATTCTTTCTTTAAGTTGTGTATACATAGTTTTTGAGTCCTTTTAATTACAGTAAAAATAAGCACGCAGACCAAATTACAAATAAGCTAAAAGCTAGTTTGTTTGTATCTGCCCAATATATTTT